TGTTTAGAGATTATGACGTTATGGATATGGACCCTATTATCGCAAGTGCGTTGGACATATACAGCGATGAATGTCTTGTACCAAGCGAGTTTGGTAGAGTATTGACCATACGCAGCAAAAATGAAAACGTAAAAAAGATATTGGAAAATCTTTTCTATGACATCTTGAATGTCGAGTTCAATATGTGGAGTTGGACACGCAATATGTGTAAGTATGGCGACTTTTTCCTACGTATGGAAATATCGCCGGAATATGGCGTGTTTCTTGTTCATCCAATCAGCCCATATGAAATCACTCGTATAGAAGGCAGCGATCCGCAGAATATCAACTATGTAAAGTATCAGCACGATGGTATGGGCGGTGGTATGGAATATGAAAACTTTGAGATCGCACATTTTCGTTTATTGAGCGACAGCAACTTTTTGCCATATGGTAAATCAATGATTGAACCAGCACGTCGTGTATGGAAGCAACTAAGTTTGATGGAAGACGCAATGCTTATCCATCGTATCATGCGTGCTCCTGAAAAGCGTATGTTTTATGTAGACGTAGGAAATATTCCTCCTGCCGATATTGATACAGCAATGCAGAAGATCATCAGCCAAGTAAAGAAGGTTCCATATATCGACGAACGCACTGGCGATTATAATCTACGCTTCAATCTAAATAACATGGTTGAAGATTTTTATCTGCCTGTTCGTGGTAGCGATAGTGGTACAAAGATTGATACATTGCCGGGCATGGATTTTACAGGCATTGATGACTTGGAATATATTCGTAATAAGATGATGGCGGCACTAAAGATTCCAAAGGCGTTCTTGGGATATGAAGAAGGATTGTCTGGTAAGGCAACTCTTGCCGCTGAAGATGTTAGATTTAGCAGAACAATCGGTAGAATACAGCGTATCATCGTATCTGAGCTAACAAAGATTGCTATCGTTCATTTGTATGTACAGGGTTATCAGGACGCTACACTTGTTGATTTTGAGCTAGAACTAAGCAATCCAAGCACCATCTTTGAGCAAGAAAAGTTGGAAATATGGTCTAACAAGATAAGCCTTGCTTCAGACATGATTGAAAGCAATATGTTTAGCAAGAAGTGGATATATAATCAAGTATTCAACTTGTCTGAAGATGAAGTAGAAGACGTTCAGGCAGATGTAATCAAAGACAAAAAACAAGAATGGCGTATGGAACAGATTACGTCTGAAGGTAATGATCCAGCTACCAGCAACCAAAAGATGGGCGATAAGGGACCAGAAGACCTTGGTGGCGGAGGCGATGCCGGTGGAGGGCTTGGAGATATCGGCGGTGGGGGCGAAGAAGCGGGAGGTGAAGGTGGTGGTGACGAAGGTGGATTGCCTCCACTTGAAGAAGAAACACGCAAAGATCGCGAGCGCGGCAACAGGGACCAAACAGGAAACAAGGAAAAATATACATCATCTCATACCAAGAACTTTGGTGAAGACCCTCTTGGAGATAAAGAAAACAAAGAAAAGTCCAAGTCGGATAGATCTATAAGACACAATTATAGAGGTTCTCCGCTTTCTTTGGACGAGGATCTAAAGAATATAAAAAATGCTTTAAAGAAAAGATACGAGAAGGCTAATAAGAAGGTAATATCGGAAGATAAGTCGATGTTGGATGAGACAAACATCATTATTGAAGATAAACCTATATAAACCTTCGTTTTTATCATTGTATAATATATTTATAACTAAATTGTATGAAGAAACTCAAGCATTCTAAATTCAAGAACGCCGGAATTTTGTTCGAGCTCTTGGTTCGTCAGGTTACCGCTGACATTTTGTCGGGTAAAGAAGATTCGAAGGCAAATTACATCCTTCGTAAATATTTTAACGAATCCACCGATCTTGGAAAAGAGAATCGTTTGTATCGTATTATATTAGAAGACAAGGTAAAAGATCAATTGTCTGCCGACCGTTTGCTTGAAACGATCATCAAGACACGCAAGAAGCTCAACGAAAGAACTTTAAATCAGCAAAAATACGAACTTATCAAAGAAATAAAAGAGTCCTATCCTATTGACGACTTTTTGAGCGGAAGTATATCCAACTATAAGTTGATGGCCAGTATATACAAGGTCTTTGAAGAAAATGTAAATGATGTAGTTTGTGATCCAAGAGAAGTATTCAAAGCTCGCGGATGCATAACAGAAAGTATGTTGGCCTCCAAGACACCAACCAGAGTAATATCCGAAGAAGAAAAGAAAGATCTTGTCAAAGTATATCAACAGCAAAACGAAGAAGTTCGTCTATTGGCGTACAAACTACTTGTTGATTCGTTCAACGAAAAGTATAAGGGGTTGGATGATAAACAAAAGATTCTTATTCGTGAATATATCAACAATGTAAGTAATACAAACTCATTGCGTGAATATATAAACGCCGAGGTTCCAGAAGTTCGCAAACAGATATCAGAACTAAAGTCCAAAGTAAATAATGAAGTTGTAAAAATCAAATTGGACGAAACTCTCAACCAACTGGACAAGATCACCAAGGGCACTCTTGTTAAGGAAAATCAAATTATGGCACTTATGTTGAGCTATGAACTTATCAAGGAACTTAAAAATCTATGACGCGCAGCGAACTCAAACAACTAATTAGAGAAACTATTGAACAAATCAACGAAGAAGAAACCATCTTCAACAAGACCATGTTTATCAATGGTATGCGCGATGATATGTCAAAAGAGGAATTCGAAAAACAAGTTGTTCAAAATGCTCATGATTATGGAAAATTGATTTATCCAAACGATCCAACAAGAGCAAAAAAACAAGCAAATTGGCGTCTCAATTATGACGAAGATCATTGGGGCACAGCTTATTGGTATTATAGAGATCAATTTGGACACGCTCCAGGAGAAGCAAAACAAGACTAATGAAAGACACTAAACAAATCATCCGTGAACTTGTTGACGAAGTCATAAAAGAAATGACATCAACAGGAGCTGTCGCTGGATATATGACTCCCGCCGCTTTTCGTGGCCACAAAAGTAAAAAGAAAGCCGCAGAACGCAGCATGCCGGGTGGCAAGGTTGTTGGTAAAGAAGACACTGATGACACTACCGTTGGAGAAGGTGTTGATGAAAATGAAAGATTGCCAATGGTTCGCCGTGGTTCAGTCATGGAAAACGAGTCAGTGGATATGACAGGTAAAAAATGTGAAAAGTGCAAAAAAGGTACATATAAAGAAACTGGTCCTCAAGATGATATGCACGGTGTATTGCACTGCGATAAGTGCGGAACTGAGGTAAATCGTCACCGTGAAATGGTGAACGAAGCTCGGGGCCGTTATAGAAACTTTAAGGAAAGTGATATGATGAAAAATCACGCCAAGATTTCGTATGGTATTCGTGAAGCCAAGAAAATGTTAAGGGAAGTTGAATATTTGGTTGAGATATGCGAAAGACTAAAAACAGAATGTGGGTATAATACAGACAATCTATGGGCTCGTACCCGTCCAGACATGGTCGAAATACATAAAAGACTAAAAGAGATCGCTAAAAAGATCAATAGAATGGAAAAATAAAATTATGAAGCTCAAAGACATCGCTAAACAAATCCTCAGTGAAGATACATGGCAAACAAATCCATCGGCAGCCGCTCCTCAAAATCCAGGTGCCTCACCAAACGCTGTGTCTCCCGCGCCATCTCCGGATGTCAAGTTTTACAACGTGATGAATGATTTTAATGCCTTCACCACAAAAATAGATGCCGAAGAAGAAGCTGCCAAAAAAGAACTCGATGCTTCTTTGAGAAAATCTTTATTGAACAAACAAATTGTTGTACGTGCATCCAAGGGAGCGGTTGGTCAAGCTGAAAAGGACTATACCATCACCGCTAAGAACGTTACTATCACACATCTCAAAGACAAATATTATATAATCATCAAGGCAGAAGACAAGAAAGATTATTATATAAACACAGGATTCAAGATCAAGGTTTTGGGAGAACCGCCAGCGGAAACCCAAGAAACCCCCCCGGCCACTATACTTGAACCACCAGAAGAAGAGCAAGGAAAGAAAAATCCAACGTCTCTTGGAGAAATTATAAAGCACCAAATTATTGGTTTCGTTTCACCAACCAGCAGAAGATAATTATATGAAACAACTACTAGTAGACTATATTCCATTTGAAGTTTCCACGCAGATGCTAACAGAAGCCCGTGCAAATCCAAATGCCCCTCTTGTATTATCTGGTCCTCTTCAAAAAGCTGGAGAAAAGAATCATAATGGCCGTGTATATCCAAGAGAAGTATTGGCCCGTGAAGTTGAAAAATATCAACAAGTTATAAGTGAACGTAGAGCTCTTGGTGAACTTGACCATCCAGATAGTTCGGTTATCAATTTAAAGAATGTATCTCACAATATATTAGAATGTCACTGGGAAGGCGACACCGTTATTGGTAAAATCGAACTTTTGACCACTCCATCTGGTAACATAGCCCGTGAACTTATCAAGAATAATGTTCGCCTTGGTATCAGTAGCCGTGGTCTTGGCAGTGTTCGTCAAATGAATGAAAACACCGTAGAAGTTCAAGATGA